CCGCAGGATGGCGAGCCAGATCAAATCATCTTGCTAGATGCAAAGCGAGTTCGCGCTGACTTCCCCGAGCTTAAAAAGCTGGCATGGGACGAGTACAAATATTGGGAGCCAGACTGCGTTCTGATTGAAGCAAAAGCGAGCGGCACGCCACTGACACAGGAGTTGCGGCGTATTGGCATTCCCGTCACCGCCTATACACCAAGCAGGGGGCAGGATAAGATTGCCAGAATGAACTCTGTGGCCCCGATTTTCGAGTCTGGAATGGTTTGGGCACCAGATGAAAGTTTTGCCGAGGAAGTGATCGAGGAAATGGCCGCCTTTCCGTATGGCGATCACGATGACTTCTGTGACTCGGCCACGATGGCGCTCATGCGCTTCCGACAGGGCGGTTTTCTGTCGCTGGGTGATGACTATGACAGGGAGATTCACCCGATGCGGCGAGATAGAAGGGTTTATTACTGATGGCAATTGAAAAGAGAGAGTTAGGCACAGATTCCAACCCCGATGTCATACCCATGGGCCGCGCAATGGAGGTAACTCCAGAGCCCAGCCGCCAAGATTTGATCAGAGAGGCGGCTCAAATATTGGTCACCGATGACGGCATTCTGGTTGACAACGAAATCGATGCGCCACCCGAAGGCCCGCCCGCAGTTCCCTTTGATGCCAACCTCGTGGATTTTGTCGATGACAATGATTTGATGATTTTGGCGAAAGAGACCATTGCCAGCATCGAAAACGACAAAGAAAGCCGTAGTGATTGGGAAAAAACATACGTCGACGGCTTGAAATACTTGGGCATGAAGTTTGACGAAATGCGAAGCTCTCCTTTCCAAGGATCTTCTGGTGTAATCCATCCGATTTTGGCGGAGGCGGTTACACAGTTCCAAGCACAGGCTTACAAAGAGATGTTGCCCGCTAAGGGCCCCGTCAAAACGGAAATAGTGGGCGCTCGGACTCCCGAGGCGGAAGCGCAAGCCACTCGCGTCGAAGAGTTTATGAATTTCTACATCCTCAATGTGATGCAGGAGTTCGATCCAGAGCTAGATATGCTTCTGTTCTATTTGCCGCTGGCAGGCACCGCGTTCAAAAAGGTGTATTACGACACGGGGCTGAATAGAGCCATGTCTAAGTTTGTGGAGCCACAGGATTTGGTGGTTCCCTACGAGGCATCTGATCTGACTACTGCCGAGCGAGTCACCCACGTTTTAAGAATGTCGCCAAACGAGATCCGCAAACAGCAATTGAGCGGATTTTATGCTGATGTAGACATTAAGAGTGGTAGCTACGTTCCGAACCGCGACGAGATTGAAGAAGAAATTGACGCCATCGAGGGCATGGGCCCGAATGGTATGGATGAGCGAGATCACACTGTCTATGAGGTTCATACAGTGCTTGATTTGGTCGGCTTCGAGGATCTGGGCGCAGACGGACAGCCCACGGGCTTAAAATTGCCCTATATCGTCACGATTGACGAGCGAAGCCAGAAAGTTTTGGCCCTGCGCCGTAATTATTTAGAGGCTGACCCGCTCAAGCTAAAAATTAACTATTTTGTGCAGTACAAGTTCTTGCCCGGCCTCGGATTTTACGGTCTGGGACTGAGCCACATGATCGGCGGCCTTGCAAAAGCCTCTACATCTCTTCTCAGACAGCTTATCGACGCGGGAACCTTGGCCAACCTGCCTGCTGGCTTCAAAGCGCGTGGTATGCGTATCCGAGACGAGGATGAACCCCTTCAGCCGGGCGAGTTTAGGGATATTGACACCACAGGCGGCAGTTTGCGGGAAAACCTTATACCGTTGCCAATCAAGGAGCCTAGCAATGTCTTGATGAGCTTGCTCGGCCTTCTGGTGGAATCTGGCAAGCGGTTTGCGTCGATTGCTGACATGAATGTGGGCGACATGAATCAGGCGATGCCCGTGGGCACAACCGTTGCCCTGCTGGAGCGCGGCACGAAAGTGATGTCTGCGATTCACAAGCGATTGCATTACAGCCAGCGCGTAGAGTTTCAGCTTTTGGCGCGCGTCTTCGCGGATTACTTACCGCCGTCCTATCCGTATATGACTGGATCGGGCCCCTCTGAAGTCAAAGTAGAAGATTTTGACAACAGGGTAGACATTATTCCTGTCAGTGATCCGAATATTTTCAGTCAAAGCCAAAGAATCACGATGGCGCAGGAGCTTTTACAGCTTGTGCAGTCTAATCCGCAGGTCCATGGCCCCACGGGCGTGTACGAGGCTTACAGAAGGATGTACGCGGCTCTTGGCATCGATAATGTCGAGGGACTTCTACAGCCACCTGCGCCTCCGCCTACGCCACAGCCTGTTGACGCGGGTTTGGAAAACAGTGGATTTATGATGGGCAACCCCGCCACAGCGTTCCCCCAACAAAATCATCAGGCGCATATTGACGCGCACAGGAGTCTGTTTTTGATTGACGTGGTGAAAAATACTCCTGCATTACAAGGCGGGATTATTGCTCACATGATGCAACATCTTCAGTTTATGGCTAGTGCCATGGCATCCGAGCAAATACCACCAGAGCTTCAGCAACAAATGGCACAGCTTGAGCAGGCGGCGGCTACAGGGCAGTTGCCACCAGATCAAATACAAGCCATGCAACAGCAGATGACGAGCATCATTGAGCAAGTTTCTTCTCCGATTTTGGCTCAACTGACTGAGGAGTTGCTATTGAGCATTGGGCAGGGTAGCGAGGAAGATCCTTTGGTCGCTATCAGACAGCAAGAATTAGCGCTTCGTCAGGCAGAAATGGAGCAAGATCAAGAGCAATTTGAATTACGCGAAACGGCTCGTGCAAACGAGAAACTGCTGGAGGCTGAACTCGCCAAGCAAAGAATCGATGCCACTGCGGCCAGTAATTCAGAAAAAATGGATCTTGCAATTCAGAGGCTCGCTCAGCAAGCCGATCTTAAATTGACAGAACTGGCCGCCAAATACGGCCCACTACAGTAGGAGTTGGTTATGCCACTTAAATCTGGAAAAAGCCAAAAAGTCATAAGCGAAAATATCCGCAAAGAAAAAAAAGCGGGTAAGTCACAGGATCAGGCTGTAGCCATCGCCTTGAAAAGTGCTGAAAAGTATAAGCAGGGCGGTCTTGTGAAGCGCGTAAAGAAAAAAATCAGGGGCGGCGGCGCGGCGACCAAGGGCCTTGGTTTTTATGAGATTGATTAATGGATGACATTGATCTGGCTCACCGCATCAAGCGGACAATAGAAGAACGTAGGGCTCTCATTCAAGATATGTTGATGGGCGGTGGACTAAATTGCATGGAACACTACAAAAGTGTACAAGGCGAGCTAACCGCGCTATCCTTGATTGAGGAGCAAATCTCAGACTACTTTAGGGAGAAGTAATGGGAGCGGAAGAAGCCTACGTTCAATCGGATCAAGTTGTTCTCGATCCAACTCTTTTAGAAAAAAGCGCCATTGAGAGAATGCCAGACCCCACGGGTTGGCGGATGCTTGTTTTGCCGTGGTCAGGAGTTGCAAAGTCGAAAGGCGGCATTCATTTGACCAAGGCAACGATGGATCGAGAAGCGCTTGCCACTGTGGTTGCGTATGTGGTCAAAATGGGGCCGCTTTGCTATAACGACACGGAGAAGTACGGAAATACACCGTGGTGTAGTGAAAAGCAGTGGATTTTGATCGGAAGATATTCTGGCGCTCGATTCAAGTTAGAAGACGGCGCGGAAGTTCGCATCATTAACGATGACGAAGTGATCGGCACAATCCTTAACCCTGACGATATAGTGAGCATCCTATGATTGAGAACGCGGAACAACAAACGCCCGAGGAAGAAGTACAGATTGAGATTTCTGACGAGCCAGAACAGCAGGCTCAGTCTGAGGATGAGCTTACGGAATACTCGAAGCGCGTCTCTCGTAGAGTTAATAAGCTAAATCAAAAAACTCGGGAAGCAGAGCAACGCGCAGAAGCCGCGCTGAAAATGGTTGAGGAAAAGGAGCAGGAGCTTCAGCAGTTCCGCAACTTTGCTGTGCAACAGCAAAGCACGACGCTTCAAGCGGAAGAGGAAAAGGTCAAGGCGCAAGAAGCCCAGATAGATGAGATATATCGTCAAGCGGTAAATAGTGGCGACGCTGATTTGATGTCTCAGGCGACCACGTTAAAAAATGAAATAGCAATCAAGAAAGAAAAAATTAATACTGCCAAGAGTCGGCAGGCTCAGCAGATGCAACAATATGCACAGCCTGAGCAAAATCAACAGCCACAGCAATATCAACAGCCGATGCAACAGGCCCCACAGCAAGAAATAAAGCCTACTGAGCAGGCTTTGGGTTGGCATGAAAGAAATAAGTGGTATGGTGACGCTGAAAATGAAGAAAATATGCAGGCCACTCAGTTTGCGTATTTTACTCATTTCAACCTTATCAATGAGGGCTATGAGCCTGATAGTGAAGACTATTATGAGGCACTAGATTCCCGAATCGGAAAGGCGTATCCTAATTTAGACAGAGGCCAAGAGGCCCCTGATGCCGCAGAAAGTGAATCGCGACCCGCCGTGCAAAGAGTCGCTTCAGCCACACCAAGTGGTCGGCAACAATCACGAGGAAAGCAGAGCGGTGTTCGTTTCTCGAATAGCGAACTCGAAAGGATTCGCGGACTCAAGCCGCACAATATGTCTGAAGACCAATGGTTAAAGACTGTGGCTCGTGAGAAGCAAAAAATCCAGCAGAGAGGAGCTAGGTAATGACAGAAGCAAAAAACACACGCAAAAGTCGTGAAAGCGGAGCGCACGTTAATCAGGCTCGGCGACAACCATGGCGTCCAGTGCGGAAGTTAGAAACTCCCCCTGCACCACCCGGTTACGTTTACAGGTGGATCAGAGAGAGCATGATGGGTAGCGAAGATCGAGCTAATGTCTCGCGTCGCATTCGCGAAGGTTGGGAATTAGTGCGCGGCACTGACCTCCCTCCTGAGTGGCAGTTGCCCACCTTGGATAACGGAAGGCACGAAGGCGTCGTGTATAACGAAGGGCTTTTGCTGGCTAAGATTCCAGAGGAGACTGTGCAAGAGCGTAATGAATATTATGCTCAAAAGACAGAAACAGCGAAGGAGGCATTGGACAACAACGTGTTTAATGAAGCCGCCGCTGACTCCCGTTATGTTAAGTATGATCCTAGTCGCTCAAGCCGTGTTTCTTTTGGCAAGCAATAGGAGAGCTAAAGCATGGCAAACAAAGATGCCGCTTTTGGACTAAAACCTGCCCGCATGATGGGTGGCGCTCCGTATAGTGGAGGCCAATCGCGTTATAGGATCGCCAACAACCAGTCAGGTGCGATTTTCCAAGGTGACTTGGTTAAGCAATTGACTGGCGGTACTGTATCTCGCGCGGCCGCCTCCTCTACTGTACCTGTCGTTGGTGTTTTTAACGGCGTTCAGTACACGGACCCAACCTCAAAAGAGCAGATTTTCGCAAACCATTACCCCGGTTCTGTAGCCGCAGATGACATTATTGCGTTCATCATCGATGACCCAAATGTTGTTTTCGAGATACAGGCAGACGATACCTTCCCTGTGGCCGACCTCTTCGGCAACTTTGATATCGTTGACCAATCCACAACGGGTGATACTTCATCTGGCCGATCAAACGTGGAGCTTGACGTAACCACTGGTGCTACTACCACGACGTTGCCGCTCAAGGCCATTGACATCAGCCAAGACCCCGACAACGACGACGTAGCGAGCGCTAACACCAATGTTATGGTTGTAATTCAGAACCATATCGCAGGTGTTAAAGGCGCTGGCTTAGCATAAGGAGGCTGACGGATGGCTATTTCACGAGCACAACTCGCCAAAGAGCTTGAGCCCGGCCTCAATGCACTGTTTGGTATGAGCTATGACTCTTACGATAGGGAGTACGAGGAAATCTTCGCTATTGAAGATTCTGAGCGCGCCTTTGAAGAAGAGGTTTTGATCACGGGCTTCGGCACCGCGCCAGTTAAGTCTGAAGGTGCTGGCGTTTCTTTTGATACCGCGTCAGAAGGCTTTACGGCCCGATATACGCACGAAACGCTGGCTTTAGCCTTCAGTCTCACCTCTGAAGCAGTCGAGGATAATCTGTACGACTCACTTGGTCGACGTTATGTGAAAGCGCTTGCGCGATCCATGGCAAACACCAAGGAAGTAAAGGGCGCAGATGTTCTCAACAACGCCTTCAACTCCAGCTTCGCTGGTGGCGATGGGCAACCGTTGATCTCCACTGCACACCCACTCGCGGGTGGTGGCACGCTGGCTAATCGCGCGACCACGATGGCAGACCTTAACGAAACTTCGCTGGAAGACGCGCTGATTGACATCAGCACTTTCACTGATGATCGCGGTTTGACTATCTCGGTTCAAGCGACCAAGTTGGTTGTACCGCCGCAGTTGGTGTTCGTTGCAGACAGAATCTTGAACTCAACTCTGCGTTCTGGAACTGCTGACAACGACATCAATGCAATTCGCAACACTGGCGTCCTGCCGCAGGGTTACACAGTCAATCACTACCTGACTGACCCTGACGCTTTCTTCTTGCTGACTTCGGTCACAGAGGCAGGCGAAGGACTCAAGATGTTCCAGCGAACTGCGATGGAAACCAGCATGGAGCCTGACTTTTCCACGGACAACATTCGCTACAAGGCCAGGGAACGTTATAGTTTTGGCTTTTCCGACTGGCGTGGAATTTATGGTTCTCAAGGGGCCTAAGTCACCCCTTGTTCACTCCTCGGGGCCTTCGGGCCCCTTTTTTTTATTTTGTTTCGGAGTACACTGTCGTAGTCTAATGGCTATTGCATAGGGCAACGGCTGGTTCACAAGGAGAACTGTTATGACAACTCACTTTACCTCTGGCGTTACAAACGTAGGCGCTGGTAGCACATTGGGCCGCGCGAAGATGCCAGCCCCCGCGAAGTATCACGTTTATCACAACGATTTCGACACCTATCTTGCGAGTGACTGGACAATCACCACTACCGAGGGCGGGTCTGGCAATGCTTCAGAGGCTCTGGGCGATGGTGATGGCGGCCTTTTAGTCATCACAAACGATGATGCTGATAACGACAACGATTTCCTTCAGCTTGTTAAAGAAGGCTTCAAGTATGAAGCTGGAAAGCAGTTGGCTTTCAACGCGCGTTTTAAAACTTCAGACGCCGATGCCTCTGATGTTGTGATGGGCCTACAAATTACCGACACCAGCCCGCTAGATGTCTCCGACGGCATTTTCTTTTTGCTGACGGACGGCTCCACTACTTTGACGTTCATCGTGGAGAAAGACGGCACCCAGAGCACGTTGGATTTGCCTACAGCCATGGCTGATGACACCTTTATGACGGTTGGCTTCATGTATGATCCGAAGGATCAAAAGTTTCACGTTTATCAGAACAACACCGAAGTTGGCGCTGTGGTTTCTACAAACGCCCCTGATGACGAGGATTTGACCGTTAGCTTTGGCATCCAGAACGGCGCGGCGGCGGCAAAAGTCCTGACCGTAGATTATGTTACGGCCATGAAAGAGCGCACAGCCAGCACCGAACTCTAAATTGGAGGTTCCACATGGCTGATGCAGTCACTTCGCAAACCATTCAAGACGGTGAACGCAAAGCCGTCTTGAAATTCACCAATGCCAGCGATGGCACGGGTGAGTCGGCAGTAAAAAAAGTCGACGTTTCTGCTTTAACGTCCAACACTCGCGGTGAGGCTTGCACTGCCGTCACTATCAACAAGATTTGGTGGCAGTGTACTGGTATGTCTGTAAAGATTGAGTTCGATGCCTCATCGAATGTCTTGGCAATCGGATTGTCAGAAAACTCCAATGGTCACCATGACTATTCGAATTTCTCTGGCATTCCGAATAATGCAGGGTCTGGCAAGACCGGAGACTTGGACTTTACAACTGTCGGACACACTAACGGCGACAGCTATATGATTATTCTGGAGCTAATCAAGAGTTACGGTTAATTTATGGCTACGACCAAAGACGTGAAGCGACTCCCCTCTGGGCGATTGAGCTACAGGGGGGAGACTTTTGCTGGCTACAACAAACCGAAGCGAACGCCCGGTAAGCCCAAGAAAAGCGCGGTTTTGGCCAAAAAAGGTAGTGAGGTCAAGCTCGTGCGATTTGGCGATCCGAACATGAAGATCAAAAAATCACAGCCGAACAGGCGCAAGAATTTTAGAGCCAGACATTCATGCGACACCGCAAAAGACAAATTTTCGGCCAGATACTGGTCATGTAAGGCTTGGTAAGAGGGAATACAAAGGGAGATTTATCAACATGGGATTTTTTTCGAAAAGAATCATTAAACGGAATTTGGGCTCTGCCAACCCAGCCCCAATAAATTTTTCTGGTCTTACGACTCTTCCACCGCAACCAGATGGCTCTTCAAGCCCGTTTGCCAAAAGAATCGGGGCACTTATTCAGCAAATGGGCCAGCCACAAGGCGACCCAGCTACCGGCTTTACCGGAGCACCGCCTCAAAACGGGTTTTTGAGTCGCGCCATCGGCCCTACACTGGCGGATCTACGATCTCGTGGATTTTTTGAGCCTAATACCACGCAAGGGGCCATGGGCGGCTCTTCGCAGGAAGCCACGGGTGGCTCTGCACCGATGTCAAATCCTTTTATGGGCGGCTCTCCGATTGGCTTTAGCATAGATCAAAGCATGATTGACAGGGTTAGGGAGATGATTCGCCAGCGGCAACAACAGATGGCACAGCCTGCGCCGCAACAGCCACAGATGGACCCTGCCGCGATACAAGCAAGACTCGATGAGTTTTTGGCAAACAACCCAGACAGGGCTTCAATTTCTCTTCCCTTCGGCGGCAACATCGATATAGCGAATCTTAGAGATAGAATGGCGCGACTATCCGCACTGATGGGTCGCGGAATGACCGCACAAGAAGCCATGGGCAATCAACGTGCGGCCATCGCGCAAGGTCACGATCTCAATAACGACGGGATTGTAACTGACGCAGAATACAGGCAGTCAACCATGCCTGCGCCGACTGGCGAGATGATGACAAGCCGCACTCCAGTCAATCCTTCTGCGGTCAATGCAATGATGATGGCAGGCGGAGGCAGAAGATAATGCCAAAAGCCAAATCCAAGGCGAAGCCAAAGAAAAAGGCTAAATCTCGGGTTAACGAGGCGGGCAACTACACGAAGCCCACGCTTCGCAAAAAGATTTTTAATCGCATAAAAGCTGGTGGTAAGGGCGGAAAGCCCGGCCAATGGTCGGCTCGGAAGGCGCAAATGCTGGCTTCTGAATACAAAAAAGCTGGGGGAGGATACAAGGACTGATGGCTCTCAAGAAGTCACAAAAGTCCTTGAAGAAATGGACAAAGCAAAAGTGGCGTACAAAATCTGGCAAGCCAAGCACGCAAGGGCCCAAGGCCACAGGCGAGCGATATTTGCCAGAAAAAGCCATCAAGGCGATGTCTGACAAGGAATATGCGGCTACCACTAGGAAGAAGCGCGCGGACACCAAGAAGGGCAAACAGTTTTCAAAGCAACCAAAGAAGGTTGCCAAAAAGACAGCGAGGCATCGCAAATGAAGATTGACGAAAAAAAGGCTGACTTGGATAAAGACGGCAAGCTGTCTGGATACGAGAGAAAGCGCGGCGAGGCGATTGCTCGCAATCTGAATAAAGGCGGTTACGTCGAGGTTCAAGGACGTGGCTGTGGCGCGATGATGGAAGGCAAGCGCAAAAAAACCCGAAT